TTCAGAGCATCTTCATCCGGCACGAAATTCTCATTCAGTTCATAGCACTCATGGAAAACATTTTTAATGGTATCTTTTCCAAACAGTGCATCAATTTCCCGAATCATTCCTTCCAGAATACCAATGTGCATGTTCGAAGCATCCACGATAATATTCGTTTTCACATCGTCCGGAAGATCATCAAACTCTTTATGTTCGTATTCCTTGTACTTTTCTTTGTAGACTGCAATCTTATCCTCGCCGGAATTGACTACATCTTCCAGATTATTGGCCAGCTCCACAAATCTCTTTACTGTGGCCGCATCCGCCGTATTGATCAAAAGTGTTGTGATATGGTTCCCGTCCACGTCATTCACTTCGATTTTCTTAATTCCATTATCAAAAGAAATATTTTTAATATCTGCCATAAATTACCATCCTCTCTTAATCCGGGGCGCGAAAGAGAGGTACGCACCCCGAATATGTTAATTTTAATTAACACCTATTTTTAATCAGCATCCTTTTTCTTCCAAGTGAAAGAGCCATCCGGACCGATAGTGATTGTTCCAAGCTCCGGATCTCCATTCCCGTTGATCTGGATCGAGGATGTATGTGCATCCCCTCCGGCGCCACCGGTACTGGACGGGCACACCGTCACAGGAAACCGCATACAATCACCTGTTCCACCTGTAATATCTGTCTTGTAGAAACGGTAATAATTTGTATTGCACTTCTCACCAGTAGGCAGAGTTTTAAAAAGCGTGTCAATACATTTCTGCATCTCATCAGACAGATATTCACGGGATGGCGTCATGGAGAACGCATATCCCTTTACCGTGTTAGATGCATTTTTCATGTTTACATACTGTTTAGATTCTGTGTTAGGTCCCAGATCTTCTGTGATCTCTGTGAATCCATCGCCCATCTCCGCAATTTTCTCTGCAGAGCCTGTAAGCGTTCCGATGTCTAATAAGGACACCATGTTGGTACGATCTAATGCCATGTATATTTCCTCCTGTTATTTTTTAAAAAAGTATATAAGTTGCATATTTACGCCGTATCCCATCTGCTTTTCATCCCGCATGATTGGCAGGACTACAGATGTACGGGTAATTTCCTGTAATGTCATGTGTGGATCAGCAAATTCAATCCCGGTATCTTCCAGCCATTTGCTCAAATTCTCCAGAACCATCTGTGCATCAATGGATGTTTTGTTGCTTGTTGGAGAACTGCGGTATACAATTTGGAATGGCATCTGTGCTGTATAGCTGCCACTCACATATTTCTTTATGTACCGCGCACCGGACAGTGGGTAAATTCCGATGGAAGTATCAACACTGATACTGTTCCACTTCACGTTTTTATTGCTTGCCTTAAACGTCTTGGGAAAGTTCGGATACTGCAAAATCAGATCCAGCACCGCATTCTGCGCACTTTCCGCGTCTTTTATGGTAAGTTTCTCTATCTCTTCCATCACACACCTCCAACCTCAAAATGCGGCATCACATACTCATATTTATCAACTGTTGTCACCTTGTATACAGAATCCAGATTGTCGTGCGCCCATTCGTAAATGCCGAAATCAGGAATCTCCAAGTCCATATGATCGCCATTGATGAAAAAATCATCTGTCGGGTGGAACGTGATATAGTTTGGCTTTTCATCGTCCGGAAGAGCATCCCACGCTTTCGGCTCCATGTATGGTTTAGGTATCTTCCCCAAGTCAACAAAAAGCTTTACTGCATCCGCGCTATCCATGCCGCTCTTGGTTACATTCGCGCCCTTGGTTTCCACAAGGTTCACATTCTCCAATAAGGTCAGATAGCACTTCTCTTCCTCGGTGTCCGGATCGCAGAAGTAGTTAAACAGCGTCACCGTGTCGTTGTAAAACAATCCAAGTCCCATCACTCCACCCCCGCATAAAGCAATCCCGTGCCGGACAGATACTCACATACCGTGTCGTAGCACAACCGGTTCTGTGCCACCTTATCTCCCAGCACCTTATCAACAAGTGTCTCGTTGCTTCCAAAGCTGATAGACTGACCGCCGGAGGACATCGACTTGACGTTGCCATTCTTAGGATCATTCGCATGAGCCGTCTTGTAGTCGATCTGATAGAGCAGATCTGCAAGCGCACACGTAGCTTTCTGAATCTGCTCGTCAAATTCTTCCTTTGCAGTATCATCAATATGCCTGTAGGTCAGCTGATCCAACTTATCGGCGGCTCGGTCTTCCCACTTGGGGAAAAGGGATTCCTTGATAGAATCCCCATAGTATTTTTCTTTGTAGAAGTCATATGTGGTATATCCCATCAGAAATCCCCTTTCCTTATGAAAAGTCAACAAGCAGGTTCTCGTTGAGTTCCTTGATGCCGTAAATGATATCAAAAGAGATCTTGTCCTGCTTATGGTCAGAGTCGTAATCGAATACAACACGAACACCCAAGCCATCGGCAGATGCAATGTAAGCGTTCTTGTTGCCCATCGGCAGTTCAAGGTTACGTGTTACAAGTGCAAGACCATTTCTGTGGAATCCAAGAGCGTGTGCCTTGCTTACGACAAACGCGTCTGTTTCAGCTACAGTTTCCGGAATGTTCTGATCCACTTTTACAGTTCCAGCACCACCGGAAAGTGTCACATTGTCGGTAACAGTATACAGATATCCATTAACAATCAGCTGATCTCCCTTGTTAATGGTTGCGGTTTCTGCCTTTCCAGAAGATACTGTGAACTGAGTGGCATCCTTGGTTCCTGCTACTTTGTATGAAGTAGCTGTTCCTGCCTTATCATTCTGATTTTCCGGGCAGTTCTGCGACATGAAAGTTTCGCAGGTGTAAACCTTGCCAATTTCAGACTCTTTCAAGGCAATAGAATCGCCCTTGTAGCACTGTTTTGCGAAATTGTCCAGTGTGTTGTACAGGTACAGAATAGTCGGCGGAAGGACTAATCGTCTGTCTGTACGTGGGGCTTTTGCCTGATCCAGTGCTTTACCTACGCCTGCGATATCCGTAATGGCCGGTGTCTTAGATACAGTTGCTTTCTTTCCAGCCTTAGAAATGCCTACTGCCAGAAGATCCGCATCAATCTGTTGTGCCATAGCCTGCATTGCTGGTGTTATCACCTGCTCAGAGAAGTTTTTAATGTCTAATGTCATTTCTTTAGACCCAACATTGACCGTGATATCTCTGAATCGGTCCATCTTAACGGTTACAGAACCCTCTGTAATGTCCTGCGCTTCTGTCTGTCCCGTAAAGTTCTTAGCCACAAACGTAGCCGGTTTTCGTACAGTGATGGTATCTCCAACCTTTACAAACTCACTGGAATAATCTCTATGTACAAGATTCGCCATTGTAAGGTTGCTCTGCAGTACCATCAATGCTTCATTTGCAATAATCTGCGGTGTTAAAATTTCGTTTGCCATAATATTCCTCCTCAAAAAATTATTGATTCTGCTCACGCCACTTCTTGTACGTAGCAAAATCCATCTTATTCGGATCACCAGTAATCGGCTCGGTATGAGTGCCGCTTCCCATCGGTGTAGTAAATGTTGCCTGATTCTGATCGCTCTGCCGGCTCTGCTCGTCAATAAATGCGCCTGCATCATTCTTTTTTGCTTCATCCAGCAAATCATTAAAACCGATCAGTTTCCCATCCTTCACCGTCACGCTTGCTGCAATGTCTGCCATAACAGCTTTCTTTGCAGATTCAGAAGAAAATTTAATATCCTTGAAAGCCTTTTCCAACAAATCGTTTTTATCGCGCTCGGCAATTTTGGCATTGAAATCTTTTTCTGCCTGTTCCGCTTTTCTTTTCCACTCGTCACGATCTTTCGTGATTTCGTCAAAATCTTTGCCCTCGAACCCTTTCAAGGTGTCCTCCGCGGTATCTGCGCGCTTTTTGTAGTTGTCACGCTCGGTTTCAACTTTCGAGATCTTCTTATCAAGTTCCTGCTTGGAATACAATTCCTCACCAATACTCTTCTTGATAGATTCCTTCTGTTCGTCCGTGATCTCAAACCCAATTTTTTCCAACTCGCTGATAATCTTTACCATGTCTCTTACCTCTCTCTTTCCAAGTTGTTGCTCCGGTCAGTCCGGCACAAGTGAGTTGCTATTTACTCCATAGCTGGCAAAAAACAAATAAAAAGGCACGCCCAAAACAGGACGTGCCATATCGGTCATCCTATAATTGTTGTAGGGTAGCGAACAGATTCCTACTCTCCGTCCGGTGCTTATTTATTTGTTAAATTTATTGTAACACAGGATTATAAAAGATTTGTACCAATTTTGACACGCAAAAAGCGCCTGTATTTCAAGACGCTTTTAACGAGTTTATGAATAAAAAGGAGGTTTAGCAGATGACCAATGAGAAGAAATCCATCTGTATTATTATCATACATCATATCCGACTTGGATTTGTACCAAACTCTCAATTATCTCTTTGAATTCTATCATAAATCAGTTGCAATTCCCTGCCGGTATTACTCGGCTCATCCTCATGCTCCAGAATATCGTCGATAATCAAGTCATCTATCATCTCCAAAATATCTGTGACGCTTTTAACAGATAACATTTCATGTATATTCAGGATATATTTTTCTAATGTCTCTATATCTTTTTTTGCAATATTCATAATATCATTTCTCCCTGTGATGTGGATTTACCTGAATCAAAGTCATAGTAACCGGATTGATTGTTACTTCTGCATTTTTGTATATAAATTTCTGACTTGCCGACGTCCCGGAATATCTCACCGGTCTAATTTCTGCTTCTGGTGATGTAAGTGCCTTTACAACATCATCCACTGTAATGCCATTTCTCCGCTGTTCAACAGATCCAATAACCCTATCTATACAATGAAGGGATCTTCTTTTTAATTTTATACCATTTGAAGTAGTAAGTCCAACACATTTATCCTGTAATTCCATAGCTGTCTTTCGGTACATGCCATAATCTGCCAATGGTGACACATCGCCCCTCTTTACGGCCTCTGAATAATGAGTAAATAATTTCTTTTCCGACCGATCTGACATTATCCTCGTGAATTCCGATTTGCTAACCATATTCTTACCAAGATTTGCTTCATACGATGCATACTGTTCATTCTTGTATGCCGTCGCTCTGCCGTTTGCCTTTGCCGCCTGCGGCTTCTTGAATCCGGCAACCTTAACACGATCATACTGTCTCTGTAAGCCATTCTCCGCACAGAATACGCCATATGCACGGTTCTGATCACGAAGCCTTGAAGATAACTTATCATAATCGCTCTGCAGATTCAGATCATCCGGAAATGCTTTCATCTCCTGTTCCTTCATAAGAAGCTGGCGTTTGGTCTTTCTGATTGCCCGCTCCATCGCTCTCTGTCTCTGCTGCAGATCGTACAGTTCTTGGCTCTCATGGATATCTATCTTCGGATTGCCGTTTTCATCCACATATGGATTGCGCAAGGACTTGTGCCACGGTTTATGCGAATGTCGGCAATTATACCCGTGCAATCCCAGAGGATTAACCACATGTCCCTCTCCGGTCTGCAGATCTATATCATACCCGGTAGATTCAAGTAGATTCGCTGTATCCGGATCAGCACCGCGAATCTTGTATACTTTCCCCTGCCACCAATCATGTGACTGCAATCCTGTAGGGTTGATCTTGTCATGCCGGGCGCCCATATGCGCGGACACCAGAACATATTCTGCCCCAGCTTCCACAATATACTTATTCGTAACCTGTGCAGCTGTCTGGTTCATGGATGTTACAATGCAACATCGCACGGCTGCTTCCAACGATCTCCGGGAACCGGTTGGATAATCCACACGCATACCGTTTTCTGCATACCGATCTAACACCTCACAGATTGCACTACTGTAGGACTGCAACCCACTTGCCACACGAAAATCCACTTCGTTCAGAAGATTCAGCAGATCCCGTTGCGATTGGTCTATGGTTGTGTTTGTAAGATTGCTCAACTCTCCGAATGTTTTCATCATCTCCGCATTCATGGCAGCGATCACCATGTTATTCTGCAGTGGCGGCTGCACATCTGCCAGTCGTTCAAGTACACCCTTATCGTCCGAAAACGAAGTAAGCACACTCTCTCGTAGCAACCGGCGCACTTCATTCCGGCTCTTGCCCGTCAACTCCGAAATGCGTTTTACAATCTCCTGTCGGTGCAATCCCATCTGTTGCAGTTTCCACAGTTCGCGGTCTGCGGTTCCGGATAGGCTCTCTGATTCCACCAGGCGCATGGCAATGTCCTGCAGAATCCAATCTTCCAACTCCTGGTACATCTCTATTAACTTGTCAGATTTTCCATAAAAGTAATCTGGTGTAAGCATCTATCCTTTTCCTGCCTCTCGTTTTACCAGTTCAAGCCATTGTTTTCCGTGTGTTTCCTTCGCCCGCTCGAACCAATGGTCTGTAGTTCCAGGAGTATGTTGTACAAGTGGCATCCCTGTAGGGTACTTCCGTTCTCCCTTATTCGCAAAAGATCGGCCGTCTTCCGTGAGGTACAGCTCCCCCATATACTGGTAATGTGCATATGGGGTATTCCATGCCACCTGTCCGCCATATATTCCATCTGGATAATTTGCCGATCCACGCAAGGCTCCCTGCGCCATTGGTATGTACTCGTCACAGTCTGCAACCACCTGCATATTCAACAGTTTCTGTGCATTCCGTATATTATTATCTATTCTTTTGGTGTCTATGTGGATATCTGCGCATCCCACAGTTTGGTTATACTGCATGTCTATTCCTCGTTGAATAATCCTTTTTCTTGTGATCCGCTTGCTTCTGCAACAGCCGCCTTTGCATCTTCCTCTGAATACCCTTCGAATCTGACCAAATACTGCCACTTTGGAATGTATCCGGAGTTGGCGAGTGTGAGGTTTCTCATTCTGTCCTCTTCCTCATTGTATGTAATGTCCCCGAAGTCATACTGTGGCTCATAATCACCAACCGGTGCAAGACCGTACAAATCCGCAAATACAGATTGCGCATAGAACAAATCATCAAGGCAGTCCTGCATTGCATCCCGTACGTCTTTAATGAGCTGAATAGTACGTCTATCATCTGACTCCACCTGTGTTGCTGTTATCATTCCTGTTTTTTCATCTATAACAAAATAACCGTTTGAGAATCCACACTTTACTCCGGTAAGGGATAGCTGCTGATTGATTCCACTTTTTCTTACATCTGTATTGAGCTGAGGATTGACTTCGTGGTATGTTTCTTCCGCGTCCATCCCGGACATTGCTCTAAAAAACTTAGGCAGCTTCACTTTTTGTCTTACAGTCACGCCCTTTTCATCCCTGTATGCCGGCTTCTGTACCAACCGATCGTCCACCATTACCAATCGCCTGCTGTCGAAAATTTCTTCTGCATTCCGGCTGTATGCTATATCCAAATCTTTTAACTCCTCGATAGCATCTGCAAATGCTGATAATCCAAGCGGGCTTTTTGGATCCACATCATTTGTAGATGGCATCCGGAACAGTCCAAACAGCATCGAGTCAATCTGGTCTCCGCTCTTCTTTGTTATATGCACATCCGGCTGCAAAGCAGACCACTTTGTCATGGTCAGATCAACAGGTTTTCCAAGTTCCCCGGAATTTTCCGACACAAATGCTCTATTCGAGATGGAATAAAACGTTTTATCTGTATACTTCTCTTCATCTGTCATACGTACCTTTGCATTAAAGAATCTGTGATATTCCAGCTTAGTGTAATGCTCTTTGCCCTCCTGGTAATCATCTTGGAATACAATACCGGTTATATTGTGGTTTCCATCTAGCTCTGTGATCTCAAATCGGTCTGGCGTTACAATGTCCACACCAACACCATTCGGTTTAAGAATGACCGTTCCACATTCACACATGGTGCCAGTCCACTCCCGGATATGATCATGTACAGATTTCTCCCAGAACTGTGTCATATACTCTTTCCTTGTTCCATCAAACGTCACATCTATAGCAAGCGTAGCAAGGCGTGCGATTTCCTCACACACAAACTTTGCAAATTTAATTGTCCTGATACCCTCTTCTGGGTCTACCCAATCCGGCTCTCCTTTATAGATCAGCATCCAATTCTGTATTGCTTTCTGCATATCACCGGATGTAATACCAGTCACATGGAATTGGTCCTGCATCTCTGATTGGAACATTCTACTCACTAATCCTTTAATTGCTGCTAATAATCCCATATTTCACCGCCTTATATAAGTCCTCTGTTATATCTGCGCGCTACTGTATAAATAAAATATCTGATAAGATCCATGTGGTGATCGTATTCCTTAATCACTCGATCCTCTCCTACTGCCTTTTCATCCCATGCATACGCGCCAAACTCTTTCTGTGTCTCGGTGCAGCTCTCATGTATCTGGAGCATACCGAGATTCAAATACTTCGTTACCTCTTGGATTCCATTCAACACATCATTATTTCCATCTGTGCAGGTAAACTCTCCATACTTCCGGATTGTTGCTTTCATGGCTGCGGCTGACGGATCAATGACAATGGAAGTGATCGGGAAATCTCCCGCCACCTCTTGGATCATCTTGTAATATGCCTCGTTGTCAATCGTCACTCCGGTTTCCCTTCCAGAATAATGTCCCTCCCGGAGCATCCGTACCCTGCCGCTGTTCTGTAATTCCATAAGTCCTACTGCGAATGGGTTCATGGTTCCGTAATCGATAGCAATGTAATAGGATGCTTGTGGACTGTATGTATACTCTCCGTGAAAAATGTTCTTTTCCTTATCGAACATACCATATACAAGTCCCTCGGCTATCACCCACAGTCCAAGGATAAAACGGTCATAGAACACACCGCTATACATTGCCCTATATCTTTCCTTAATCCTCTCCGACAGGGATAAATTATCATCCATTGTAAAATGAAGATAAATCAGTTTCTTTTCATCAGCCTTATCTATCCAATTCAGTTTGAACCAATGGCTAGGAGAATCCGGGTTACAGTTAAACCAAAACTTAGAACCATCTACAGAGCATCGTCCAGTTGCCTGATTGACAAATGACTCCGGCATCAGCGCAACTTCATCGAAGAACATTCCGGCAAGCGTGATACCCTGAATCAGATCCTGCGACCGCTCATCCTTACCACCAAATATGTAAAAGAAGTTGACTGTATCGCCTTTGCTGATTTCAGCCATATTGTCAGATCTATGATCTGTCACCTTATAACCACGACTCCGGAGCATCAGTTTCAACCAGAACAGCACATTTCGTCGGAATGATCCGATTGTCTTTCCTGCCATGCCGAGATTCTGCATATTAAATGTACTCATCGCCCACAGAACAAAACTTAACGACATGCACAATGTCTTACCGCTTCGGATTGCACCATCTGCTATGATTCCATCCTTATCTTTAACCGGTGAATCTTCACACCACCAAGTAAGAACTTGCTTTTGTTTCTTTGAAAATGGCTTAAACGTAAATCCGTTCTGCTTATACTTCTGCTTCATCCGGATAGCATTCTTCATTACATTTTCTTTTAGTTTACGCACCCGCCGGTCAAAATCTGTCCAATCAATCATCCGACCACGCTTTCTTTGCTGTGTCGTTCAGAGCATCCAAGAAGTTGTCCTGCTCCGGTGCATCCTCTGTAGCATCCTTGGTCTGCATCTCCAATTTAATCAATTCAAGTTCAAGTTTACGCTGGTCAAATTCTTTCCGGTGCTTATCAGATGGATTCATTTCAAAGAATTTTGTCAGCCAGTCTATGGCTTTCTGCGCATCCTTTAATTTTACAGATACGCCATCTTTCCCACGTTTAACCTCTTGGAGCAGTTGTGTATCTGTATCTTTCGATTCTTTCAGGTCAACTGTACTGACCATATACTCAATCCCCGTCTCTGGATCCTCAATCTCTTTCTGCCCAAACGACATATAGTTGCCAATATCTGCAAAAGCAATACGCATCTGTAGTTCCACAATATCATCAGTTCCAGCAACTATCTGTTGACGCTTGATCTCTTTCAATCGCTCTATTTCTGCTCGAACCTTTGGCTTTCTTAGACTTTTACTTCCCTCAACCATTGCAGTCTCGTAACTACACCCATAAGCATTCAAATAGCTTTGGGTTGCATTGAACGTCCTACTGTAATATATGCAGAACATCTGTTGTTCCGGTGTAAGTCCATAATTCTGTAATGTTTCTTTCGTGCCATCATCTATAGGTGCTGCCATCTTGTGTGCACCCTTACCTTTTTGTGTGCACACCTTTTTACTTTTGTGTGCACCCTCTTCTCTGTTCCACCCATACCGTTTCTTCCAGCTTTTAACAGTGTTGATAGTGGTTCCGTACTTCTCTGCTATATCTTTGTACTTCATACCGCCCATGTAGTCCTGTTCTGCTCTCTCATAATTCTCCACTATCTCACCTCTTCTCTGCCAAATGGTACATTTCTAACCTCATACCATAATTATAAAACAGTATTTCAGAGAATTTGTACCATTTTAGGGCATGAAAAAAGAGAGGCACTATCCTCTCTATTAATCTCATTGAATTTGTAGTACTAATGGGAGAAGCACCTTTCCAACGTCAATTCCTTTATCTGCAATCCATTTAATAATCGACTTTGCGTTTTCCCATTTCTTAGTTTTTCTTTCATCTGACTTCACTATATTTTCTAATTCTTGTATCTTCAATAATATCTCCTCTACCTCAAAATCCGGTAATGCCGTCATATTTTCAACCGTTTCTCTTGCCATCTCAAAAGACATATTCATCTCTACCGAATTAGAATTTGTGTTATTATTATTAATTGTAATTCCAGACGCATCCTGACTATATATGTTTACATATTCCATAGCTTTAAAGAGTTCCAACTTCTCGATCATAGTTTTGATGTTCTCCAAACACTTTTCTCCAGTATCATCATAGAATAAATCATGCAATCCGCCATCAAAACCTGATATTATAGCATTGTACTTTGATTTTAATCTTCGATGAATTTCTTTTCCTGCACGAACATCATGTTTCTCTATAATTTCTTTTCCAATTGCGATATCTTGATCTATTATCTTTTTAAATTCATCCTTCATATTCCCACCATCTCCCCAATTTTTACTTGTAATTCCATTATAATCACAAGCATATAATCTTTCAACCACATCCATTTCAATTTTACCACACCATCTTCATTTGTCCGTTCTGTTCCTCTTCGATCCGCCCTAACCTCTGCTTAATGATTCGCTGTACGATCCTGCGGCGGCGGTAGAAACAATTTCGAGATATTGGAAGAATGCCGTGGTGTGCTTCCATAAGATCGTAACTTGTCCCCTTAACAATGGATTCTGCCAGATAGTCCGCAATAAATGCATCTACACTCTGGCAAATTTCGTATATTTCTTTTTCATCCAAGTACATTCCCCCTTTCAAATTTTGCGCAAAAAAATACCAACCATCGAATATTGACGGTTGGTAACTGCTATACATTTATTTCCACTCTGATCTGGTCTATGCATTTCTGGATATTGTTTAAAACATTTATACAACTAGGTTCTACGCTATCTTCCATATTAGCATCACTATGGATAGAAATTGCAAGATTATTAAGAATTTCCCCGTTTTCTAATGTATTTAGGCAAATCTTACATAATTCTTCACTTAAATACAGTGAGTATAAATTGTACTCATTTCTAAATTTCTGATTTGAAGCAAGTGGTGCAAATTCACTGGCATCTGCACTTTCCTTATATTCGTTTCCACCATCGATGAAAAGTTCAAAATATGACTTATATTCCAAAATAGCTGCATACATATTTTGATATGCAATAATTTTTTCATCTAGCAATCGCATAGTCTTTTCTTGTTTAAATCTTCTTTTTTCTCTCCTACTTTCTATAATAGCACCAACGATAAATGTAATTATTGAAACACAAGCTGTAAATATTCCAATAATTATTTCGCCACTGGTTCCAGCTGGTTCTGTTATTGTTATATTCATACTTACTGTACTACCTTTCGTCATTATTTTATATAATCATATCACTCCAACCACCAATATTCAATTATCAAGGTTCTCTTCACTTTTAGCAATTCACAAACGCGAATTTGCTTATTTACTCTACATTTATCGTTTCTTCGAATGTTACACTTTTCAGCTTTCCAATTCTCATGAGTTCTTTAGTATGCTCCTCACACAGCTTAAATTTTTTTCTCTTACCTCCTGCCTTAAGTTCAATATCAAAATCATATTTTTTTCTGCACCCTTTACAAGAGCAAAATTCTAATATACTTTTAATCTTCATATCTATCCCTCCACTTCTGACTGCAGCCATTTAACCAGGCACTGTTTGCATAACTCATCCGGTATCAGTTCCCCGCTGTCCATTATATCTGTGCACTCATCTGTACTTTTACAGAATGGAATTACCTTACATAGTTCCTTGTTCTCAAGTTCGAACATTTTCTCTGCCAGCTCTTCATCACTCATGGAACGGATGCGGTCAGCGTTTGTTTTTGTTTTCCCGCATTCGCACTGTTCTTTTATGTATCCGCATTTATCACAGTATTTCTGATTCGCCATTCTTCTCAATCTCCCTTCGGCTGATATGGCTCTGGTAGCGGTTGCCATGCGATAACATTCAACTTGCTCCACCCATCTGTAAAATCTTTTCCGTTCCAAAATGCTCTAAATGAATACTCTTCTCCACAATCAACAAGGTACAATTCCAATGGTTTACTGTCAAACACGGGATTTTCTTTCGGTTGTGGTGGAAGTTCTACGCTGCATGGAATCCAACCATTGTTGTACTCGGCGGCAATTTGTTCCATGATATCTTTCAGCTCACTCTCCGCCACGGCTCTTGTCAAAGGAGCATATCCGCAAGCTTCCGTCGCAGCAATCATAATTCTTTGTTTTATCTTCTCAAATACTTCCTGCATGTCTACTCCTCCCTGATTCCCGAATATCTCTCCAAGCAATCTTTTAAAGCGTATATAATCGTATAATCAAGAATATTGATTTCTTTCGGCTTATTGGCTTTCCTGTATTCGAGCTTAAAAATCTCGCTCTGCAAAGCACTTGACAGTTTCAGCGGCTCAAGAGGATTGTTTATATCATCAATCCATTGTTTTTCGTACTTCTGCTTCATTTCCATTGATTCTCGCAGTTCTTCAACAGTTCCGAGTTCTCTGTACTGTTGGATTTCTTCGAGTGCTTTGATTGCTATGTCAATAGAATCAACACATGTTTGAAAATGTGAGAAGTCCCGTCCATCACTTTTCAGTCTTTCAACCTCTCTAGCTGACCCTTGCCTGTGTTTTATTAAATCTTTCATTGCTTCATTCTCATTCATCTGCTCCACCTCGCTTTACAATCTCTACTGCATCCTGCAACCATAATATACCTTCTTGCTGATGGTATTCTTCGCAGTACACTTTTGATATATCTTCCAACTGCTCCACAATCCGTTCCATAGGCTTGCGGGTGTTCCAACTTTCAATGCTTTCCTCTTTTGTGCAATCTTCTGCGGTTCCATCCTCTAATTCATGTGCGAATGTTATTCCTGCACCGCAGGTATCACAGCAGAACATATAAAAATCATCTTCATCCAGTTTTATTTCTCCACCGCAGAACGGACACGGCAAAAGTTTTACATCACTCATTTTCTTCCTCCATTCTCCTCAATGCTTCATAACACATAACCTCGGCTTGCACTTCTTCTTGGGAATATCCCTTGCCCTGCGGATATAGTGCATTTCGCATATTTGCCAATTCGTTCATATTGCTACTGATTATTCTCCATACTTCAAGTGGTTTCATTCTGTACCTCTCAATTCTTCCAGTTTCTTCTCTGCTTCTTCACGAGTGAGGAATATGGTTTTGCCAATTTCCGATTCCGCAAATTTCCCAGTTATGGCACCACCGCAACTTCGGTAATGCAAAACAATTTCATCTCCGTAATCGCAATCGTCATCATCTTCATCATCGTTCAGATTTTTATAAGAAAATCCAGTAACCTCATAAGGACAAGTCGTTCCGAAATCATTACTCCAAAGTGTGCTCCCCACCTTGCATGGCAGTTTCAGAAGCAATCCATGTTCCTCTGCATCTTCGTAATCTGCCAACTTTTGAAGCACATTATGTCTGTTATTTTCCCATTTAACGGGTTCTCCGCTTGGTGTGTTATAGATAGCCGTTCCATTATGCGACCTTTTTGTTAATCTATCCATGCTCTACCTCCTACGCAAACCGGAGCTGTCCGGTCTGTTCCTCGTCAATTCTCATGTTCGGTGTCCGGGACCCGACTTTCAGATACGGACAGTTTGCAGCTACAAGCTCCCTGCTATCAAATATATATCCCAGCGATTTCATGGCCGTGATAAATTTCTTATAGTCCTCTCCCCTACGCTCCGGTATAGGATGTCCATTCTCATCAAGAGGACCCCATTGCTGTATTTCTTCCACATTCTCCATGATAATCACATCCGGCAGGATTGCTTTGGCATGTTTATATACAGCCCACGGGAGGATTCTCAGTCCTTTCTCCCGTGGTTTTCCACCTTTTGCCTTGGAATGGCTTGTACAGTCCGGGCTTGCCCACATCAGTGCTACATGCCGGCCTTTTACATATTTCTGCAAATCGACTTTGAAGATATCCTCTGTCAGATGCAGCGTATCCGGGTGGTTTGTCTTGTGCATCAATATGGCATCCGGGTCGTGATTGATTGCGATATCAACCGGCCGCCCAAGAGCCATCTCAATTCCCACACTCGCCCCACCGCCGCCAGCGAAGCAATCGATAATTAAATCTTTCATGGCAGCACCTCCGGCATGAAATCAAACAATGTCGGCTCGTCAACTTCATTCTCTGCAGCCTGCAGATATCCGACGCCATCCCGGAAATAATCTGGGTTTAGCTCACATCCTTTGCCGTTCCGGTGCATCTTAATCGCCGTCATTGGTACCGTCATCAGACCACCAAACGGATCATAGACCGTATCACCCTCATTGCTATATCTGTTGATGATTCTCTCCACGATATCCAACTGTAACGGGCATACGTGCATCTGAGCGCGTCTGCGGCTCTGCGTGGTGTTAAGGGTACGCATCCGATTGATATCATCCCACACTTCCAACTGATTCCACGATCCCGGTGCAACTACCATAAATGTTGCCGGGAGCTTCCCGTCCTTGTCCAGATCTTCCGCAAGTTTCACATGATCCTCATAGTTATATACATTGCCGCGGCTGTATTCCCTGTACACCTGCTGTAAACTGTCCACAGGAAACTCTTTCAGTTCTTCCTTGCTGATCAGTCGGTTTCCTGACGATCTCCAGTAACCATGTGCATCAATCTGCCATTGTGCCCGGGTGTAATCCTCTTTGGATTTCTTGACCGGATCATCCGCGTATGCCGTAGATCTATCTGTCGGCAACTTCCGGAAAAGCAGGATATATTCCGGGCATCCTACACCCATCTTTGAACCATCCTTACACTGTTCTGTCCATCCAAGGCGGTATGTCTGGTTATTCTCACGGACAACATCAGTCACGACAGTAATCATACCGAAATACTGGAATCCGTGTTTCATGTAATGTGCAATGCAAAGCGCATGAAATGGTTCGATTGTAGGCATCCCGGTACCAGTCGCATTTCCGAACAGTACGCGATCTTTGACATGGATTGCAGCCACACGACCCGGCTTCAGGACTCGGAGCAGTTCCGGTGTGAGAAAATCCATCTGTTCAAAGAACCGGTCCGTGTTCTGGTTATGCCCGAAATCGTTATAATTTGCGCTGTATTCGTAATGGTTGCCGAATGGGATCGAGGTATGTATCAGATCAATACTGTTTGTCTCCATTGCCCGGGTTTCCTCTACACAATCCCCATATACCGCTTCATAATGGTTTCCCCTAACCGTTCTTTCTTCTCTGCTGCCTTCCACGCCCATCTTCCTTTCTAACCGCCGTGTCTTATTCTCTGAATTAAGTCCATACCTCTTCACAATCTCTATCATTTTTGCAACCATGTGATTGTGATTCTTCCATTTTTCCAGCAACGCTTCCTTGATCTGCCGCTCATTTTCCATATAGATAATGTCAATCACGACCGGCTCTTTCTGTAAAAATCTGTAACACCGGTGTACTGCTTGGATGAAATCATTAAACTCATAATCAATTCCGAGAAATATCTCCCTGTGGCAATATCTCTGAAAGTTACATCCGGATCCGGACAATGATTTCTTCGTTGCAAACAACTTTGTCCGTCCATTCGAAAAATCAATTACCCTCTGCTCGCGCAGGTCATAATCCATCGATCCGTAGATATCCACCACTTCCGGCAGCACTTTCTTGATCGCATGCCGTTCATTCTCCAGATCGTGCCACAACAAGAAATGATCATCCGGCGATTCTTCCACAATCCTTTTCATTTCTGTTGCACGGCGGTCAATGCTTTCTCTTTTAACTGCCGCAGCTTCTTTCAATCCCTCGGCAGCTTCCTGAAATAACTGCATCTGGCCGTCCCGATCTGCAGTATCGCCATAATGCACCGGCAATTCATGCCATCTTACTTCAAGCGGCGGCAGATCATATCCCTCATCGGAATATACCGGATTGAGATCTGAAGGTTTCGTGATAAAAAGTGCCCAACTGCTTACCCACATCCAAAATTCATCTTCCATGTTTGGATATAAGGTCAGATTGTTTGCTTTGGTGCTGTCTCTCTGGAAGAACCGCGTCAATGCCTGCCCGGTATCCATCACTTCCAAATATCCGGCATAATGGATCAGCTCTTTGTATTTGTTTGGTGATGGTGTAGCCGTGGCTACCAGCTTATACGGAACATTTTTAAATTTATCTAAAAACGTCTGATAAGTTTTACTTCCGAAACTTCTTAAAACACTGGCTTCGTCGAGTGATGTTGCTGCAAAGTAATCTGGCCGGATATCCCCATCCCGTACACGCTCATAATTTGTTAATACAATCTGGCTTGTGCTCTGCTCCACCTCTTCCATCGTCCGGCAATACTCCGGTTTCTCATATCCAAGCACTTCCACCGCATCATGCGTGAACTCCTGCTTTACTCCAAGCGGCAACACGATCAATGCACGGCCACCGCTGTACTCCGCTGCCAAGTGGCAAAACTCAATCTCCTGCACGGTCTTTCCAAGCCCGAAACTTTCAAACAGTGCACGCCTACCGCCTTTCAGCGCCCACACCACAGCATCCCTCTGATGCGGTTTCAATACCTTATTGACTTTTTCCAGATCCACAATAAATCCGCTTTCTGTCGCAAGTTCAATCTTTGTTTCTAAAAATTCTTTATATGTCATTTTTCAAAAGGAACCCGATATATCGTTACCCCGGCCGGAGGTTCGGCTCCTTTCTTGCATTTTTGAATGCTTTGTTTTAAAATGTCCTTGTCTTTATGATAAGCAGGCGGGTAAAACCGTTTGGGGGAAGGGAATTCGGTTGGCAGTCATAAAATTCATCGCGACTTTAATAATTGCACTTTGTGCTTTTAGCACGGAAACGGAGGATACTATGGCAACACAAATTCCAACCACACAAACAAGTAACACCTTGGTCAGCACAACTGCCGACCGCCCTTCTACTTATCCTAAAGACTTTTATTTCATGCTCAAGTAGCACATAATTCCACACTCCGGCATAATCTCTGTATTCATGTCTCCCCGATCGGGATCTAATTCATCCAGATATACCGGACCGTTTTTGTCTTTCAACATGGAGTGTCCGACTTCTCTTTCCAACTTCGCCCGGCTTGCAAAGACTTCTGGGAAATCTTTTCTGATTCTATTCCAGTAACCCATACCACCTTTTACGCATCCGATACAATTATTATTTGGATAACCAAGGTCATACATCAAAGGTCGGGCAAATGCAAAAGTCCGTTCAAACAGTCCATGCACTTCTTCTTTTGATAAATTCTTTTCTATCAGCGGAAATTCATGTGCAGCCTGCGGATTGGCTTCTATCGTCCGATCGGCTCTGTCCCTTTCCTTAAGGTCGAAGCCCCAAACATACGTGATCTCATAGTCCGCATGTTCAGCTTCCCACTCTTTACGGATTCGCTTTTTCAGCCAATTAGTACATGGTGCAAATCCGTTAGCCGAATTTTTAAAACCACCAAACACCCTTACGCAATCTTCTACATTTCGATATTCCGTTGATCGTAGCACTGTGATTTTCTTCCCGATTGCTTTTTCGCAATCTTTAATAAATCTCATGCTGTCTGGATGTTGGTCTGCAATGTCAATGTAAATCCATTCGTCTACATCTCCAGCAAGATATCCAGCCATAAAACTTGATATTCCTGCGCTTACCCAACATACTTTTAATCTTTTCATGACAACCACTTAACAGATTGCTCTGTGTCCGTGGATAAGGAATTACGGCTCCCAATAGTGCCATACGACACCGCTAATTAAATTCCTTTTGTTCTCGCCTTTCTTCACCTTTAGGCGGTCAACCTTGGTCTACCAAGGCTTCTGTCATTACTCCTTTCTCATTCCATCTGTTTTTAAAATTTCATCTAAACAAGCATTCCAACCAAATCTATACGACGGGACAGGCTTACCCGGCTGCGGGTACTTCCCACACACTTCCATCTTCTCCGGCAGTTCCCGGAGCGGACACCAATCTGGTCTATCTTCAATCAGGTCGATATCCCTTGCCGTTTCCATTGCTTGACAAGTCTCCGTGTCGCTTTCCTCGTCACAATACATAAAATTGCATCCGAAGCACGATTCCGGCATATTCATTACCAATACTGCTTTAGGCATTTTCATTCCCCCTTAATTCGTCAAGGCTTTCCTGCAATTCTTTGTAATAATTGATTTGGTCTGTGAAATGATTATCTAACGCATCAATCATTTCTTCTTTCACATCTTCCAGAGATTCTGCCTGTAAAAAATCCATGTGCCCATCAATGACAGACTGCCATCCAATTTCTTCACCACAATATACAATGCTTCCTATGACGAGATCTCCGTAATAGGCAACTACATCAATTTGTTTCTTCCAGTCTTCCTGCTCTGGTTCAACTTCTTTCCATTCAAGTTCAGTCATTCTTCACACCCCTTTTCTTCCAACGCATTGTATAAGTGCAAGTATGTTTCAAAATCATTCGGGTTCATTTTGTCCGAAAGAAAATCCAAGAAATCCTTATTTCGCAAGCATTCTTCCGGTGTGCCGATTGCACGGTACTGCTGTACCTCTTCCAGTGCCTTTACAGCTATTTCACATGCCTGAATTTCCTTTTTGCAATTCTCTAAATTGCTGTAATACTCACCAAGGCTCTTTCTTTTAGCCGCAAATACCTTTGGCATTATTAACAGCAACTCTGCCAATGCATTTCTTGATTGTTCCATAGCATTTTGAATAAATATTTTTGCTTCATCAACCGTCATGGTTGCACCTCCAACAGTTCCGGATTGTCAACAACTTTCATTTCGCATGTCTTTACATATTCCTCTGTAAGTGGCATTGGAAAGCAGAACGGCTCACACTTGCTTAGCGCATCTGTTGGAACAACCTCATAATGCCAACCAATAACACGATCAATAACTTCCAGTGTTTCTGCGTTGATTACATTAAATTCTCCAAAAACTGCTTTCACAAGGTCTTCTGAGTTTCCATGACACATCAAAATATCATTCTCCCAAATCAGCTTGCCGTTCTTGTCTTTCAAACCTGTGCAGCGGCAGATGGTAGATGCATCTACAACACAACGACAGAAGAAACCCAAACTATCCTTTGCGTAGAAATAATAACTTTCGTTGCCCTTTTTCGTGCAAAATGGGTATGACAGATATCCTTCCACCCATTCACCATTGTCGATCCGCTTGCCACGGAATAAGTATCTATCTTCCATCGTTTTTCTCCATTTCTGCTTCTGATTGAAGCCAATTCAACCATTCTCCGCAATCCTCGCAATCTGGATAATCAGGATTCGCCCACTGATAATCTTCTTTTACTTCTTTAAGAAAACTTGCTAATTCCTCATCCGTCATGCTCCTGATCCGGTCTGCGTTGGTCATGGCTTTATAATGTTCGCAGTCACGCTCAATGTCTAAATGTGGACTGTCGTTAATCTTTGGGCACCACTTTCCGACAATTCCATCTTCCGGCAGTCTCTCCGTTACTGGAATCCACTTATCCTGCCGTTCAGCATCTTCGTATTCCCCAAGCTTGTTCATAATGGCTTTAAGCCTATGTTCCGATGAAAATGTATTACAAAGAATGCTTAAATGCTCCTTAGAGACATACTTTCCATGCTTATCTTTTTTCGTAAGTCTTCTGTTTTCCAGTTCTCTTTCACAGGCTTTAATCCTGCCTTTATTTTTCCCACCGTTTTGTTTCATTGTCTCGATTGCCTGCTTAATCTGATATGCCGTTGCCCGATTAAGTTCTGATGTAAAATTCAAATCCGTTGCTGGAAGAGAACAAAGACTTCTAATCACGTTCATGTACATTAGCATCTCTCGCTTTCTTTCACACCTTGTGGGGCTGACTTAATTACTTTCATGCAATCTGGGCAGAAATCAAACCCATTCACCCTTGTGGTGCATTCTGTGCAGATTTTCTTGTCGCATGTCATGATATAGCTTTTAAATCCACTCCCTCTTGCATGTGTAACAACGGTGCTATGTGGCATATCACACAGCAATGTTGCCTTTGTCTTTTTACAAAACGGACACAAATCATCTTTCGATATGTACTTAACTACGTCTCCCATGCTGTTCCTCCTATCCATTCAACTGCAAATTCAACTGATCTTGAAAATACTCAACAATGAACTGATCCGTCATTCCCTTAGCGTAATTCTCTGAATTTGCCTTAAGATTCGCCCAAAACAAGTCCATTTGTGTTTTTCCAAAGCGCTTATTCTTTTCCATAAGCACTGAAAAGGTCAGTACCAGGAATGATTCAATCGCGCTATATGATTGCATATTCGCCATATTGAACGACTGCAATCCAACTTTTCCCTTTGGCAGTCCGCCCATCATAATTACTCTTGGCCGGTATGGAAACTCCATAATCTTCCGGCTTAAGATGCAGTTCCATCGCTTGTCAATTTTCTCAACAGCAGCATCATAGCGATCCGCACTGTCAAGCAATTCCGCGTTCTTCTCATGCATCCGGTTGTTAAAATCTGTAAGCGCATCTGTTTCCATACCGAAGTCGTAGTAAAGTACTGTAAAACCCAACAACTGCAAGGACTTGAATGTTTCGCAAAACACTCTATCTCCAATTGTCTTCAAGCGAGCCTCCGGACAACTCTTTACTCCGTGCATTACTTCTCCTCTCTGTGCCGCCCTTTAATGCAGGTATTCCAGAATCTGCATCCCGGATCACAAGGTTTGTCCTTGCTGCCGTAATCACAGATTCTTCCGCTGCCATAATACGTGGCTGGCCGCTTAAATTTCTTGTATGCTTTCGGGTCCCGATGTTCCGGCCTGGAATCTTCGTATCCTTGGATCTGCCCGATCAGCTTTATATTTTCACGCTCCAGACGTTTGTCATTATTGCTTTTATGTATTTCTCTCACCCCTTTTGGTAATGGGGCGATTGCCGCCCCGGTGTCGGCAAGTTAAGAACATGGCTTTTGTGATAACTATAATTCCGCACTTGCAATGGTTTCTTTTGCTTTCGCTGGTGTTTCAACCGTCCATCAGCTTCCGGATCATGTCCTCCTGATGCAGCTCTGCGATATGATCCCGCACGCTTTCTTCCGGGAATGCGATCTGGTAGGTTCGCTCCTTGATCCGGTTCGTGATGCGGTCATCATACTGCAGCGTTTCCAGAGATTCATTACTTGTGAAAATCGTCACTTTCCGGTTTATATAACGCTCATTGATGATCTGGTACAGCTTGTCATTGATCCAGTCTGCCGGCCGTTCCACTCCGAAATCATCAATGACCAGGATATCTGTGGTGCAGAGTGCATCCAGCAAACGGCTCTCACTGTATTCCGCGTCCCGCCGCCATGTATTCTTGATTTCCTGCAGGATGGTCAGTGATACCGCAAATTTGACTGCGTAGCTTTTCATCAGCTCGTTTGCAATCCCTGCCGCAATCCTTGTTTTCCCACTGCCCTTTGTCCGGGACCAGATAAACAGTCCCATCCCCTGCTCCCTCTGGTTCTCAAAATCCCCGAGGTACGCTTTTATGATCCGGCAGGCATCCGACACTTTCTTCCTGCTGTCCCGCTCCCGGTACACATCCATCCGAAATGTTTTCAGTTCCATTCCCCTGAATGCTTCCGGGATATCCGCAAACCGCAGCCGGCGCAACATGATCGCACGCTCCCGGCACTTACACGGCACGGCTGTTTCAATACCGTCCTTTTCGGTCAGAATCCATTCGCTGCCCTTGCAGACTGGGCACACATCAGAACCCTTCGAAACATCCGGAACATCCGCGTTCTTCAAGCAGTTCGTTGAGCGATTTTTCACGCGCTCCAGTATTTCGTTGATCATGTTTTTCATCTGCTGGTCCATCATCCACTCCTTCCAGGTATTGCATAAACAGGTTTTCTTTCAAAAAGTTCTCCGGGTTCTTGATGTACCGGGCTGGTGTCTTTTTCCGCTGGCAGGCAATAGCATAATTCTCTGCCGCTGCAATCAGGCCAGCTTCCGACACTCCGGCATCAACCGCATTGCAGTATTCCGTCTCTGCCAGATAACCAGTGCAGGTTTTCGGATAGGCTGCGGCAAAATCTGCAAACCGCTCCACGGGGGATATAGGGGGTGTGTTTCTTTCCTTCTTCCCTTCTTTCTTTTCTTCTATTGTTGTCGTTTGAATGTCGTTAGAATGTCGGTTGCCTGTCGGTTGCCTGTCATTTTGCTTGTCGATTGTCTGGTACAAATCGTACTTAACCACTGTAAATACAGTAAATTTGTTTGTCGTTTTGCTTGTCACTTCGCCTGTCTTTTTCAGATGTGAAATTGCGGTGCGGATTTCGCGCTCCGTAAGCCCTGTTTCGCCCGACAGCTTCCCGATGGATGAGACAAACGATCCACGTGGAACCGTTGTCCCTTTGAAATTTCCATCCTTCCAGTTGGCTTTCAGAAGCATATGGATAAACAGCCGGGTTGTATTGATATCTGTGTACCATTCCCATTCCAGTAGCCCGCGGCTCAGCTTTATGTAGTTGCCATCCAATCACTCCACCTCCCGAATCAGCACTTCTCGCCACCTTTCAAATGTCATTTTCATTCCGCCTTCACAACAATTCCATACACCTTATACATCTGCCGGAACCGGATCACTCCCATCTGGTGAGCAATCGTATGGTGCTCCCTGCACAGGCAGATCTTCTTATAACCCGAATCATCCACCTTCCGGCGGTTATTTCCCATACCGATTGCATCTTCATGATGGATTTCCCCATCCTTGCCGCAGATGGCACACTTTTTATGCATTAGGCAGTAATACAGATACCGCCCAATATCATCCGTCCGGTCAATCGCATTGTCTGAAAGTGGGATTCCCCACTCTAAAGCAAATTCCAAGATCGTATTGATAAACTCCCTCGCGGTATCCATCGAACAGTTAGAAAGGCTGAAATAAGGATCTCCTGTACGGATCATATGCTCATACTTCATCCGTTCCTTCATTTCTTCCGGTGGATAGCCTGTCCAGTCTGCAATATCCCGGATCGTTGCATATGCTTTCTTCCTCTGCTCCGCAGAGATATGCCGCCCATCATCAAAGCGGATCTCTGCATTCTTGATCTTCTTTCTCTGGAGCAGACCACCAAGTTTCATTCCCGGAACGGAAACAACAAGATCTGTTCCATCACTGTTTTCCCGGTACTGCTTCACATCTACCATCGTATACATCAGTCATCACCATACTTCGATTTCAGACTGTTCAGCATTGTACCAACATCTTCTGCTGATAAACTGTCCCAAGTCTTTCCGTTGCTCGTGATCCAGTATTCAAGATTCACCTTATGTTTGATGCACAGGTCTTTCAGTATCTTAATATTTGCCGGGCTCGGCTTCTCCTCATTACGAGGAATGATGTTGTTAAAAGGCTGCATTTCTTCTTTGAGCCACAGGTTAAATCCAAGCCCCGTATGAATTGCCACACACTTTACAAAGGACCGGCACATACTGTTCCATACCCTCTGCTGGCTCATGGAATTATCCTTGACCGGATTGGAGCCATTCATCACCGGCGACTGCATTTCATACTCATTTTCATCAATTACAACTTTAATTCGTGTCTCATAACATCGATTTGTATTTCCTTTACTATCTGTGAAATCTTTTGAAACCATGCGCAAAGAACTTCCCGTTCCCTCATCCGGAATCGGCACCCAGTAAACTTTCTTTGCACCATTCTCATGCAGCAGATCAATACATTTCGCCCAATTGAGATACGTCATTCCATCCCGTTCCTGGCAATATGGAGTTACGTCAATTTTGCGCATTTCTTCCCACGATTTAAGTGCCATACATCATATCCTCCAACTTCATTTCCATCTGTCCATCCCTGCCACTTCTATATGCTGCAAGGATGTTTTTATTGTTCTCCTTTTTCTTTTCCAGGCAGTCACATGATTCACCCGGATCAAGATGTGCCCCACAATAGGGGCAGGGTCTGTAATACATCACACCACCTTCCGGAAGCATGAAACCATACAATCTTCACAGTAGATTTCTCCGCCAACGTCATAACAATAATCATCCTGAATATGATCCCCACAGCAGACGCACACCGGCCGTTGTTCCAGCCATTCGTCCTGCTCATCCTCATGCATCCGGAAGAAATCATAATTATCCGGGATCGTTTCCATTGTCGGCTCCTTCCTGCAGCAGATCATAAATTGCCTTTGCTTCACCTTTTTGCAGCAGGTCATAGATCCAGTCCGCTGTCTCATCATCCTGTCCGTCTATCAGTGCCGCATAGATCTGCTCCATCGGCTCGTCCATAAGCGGACACGCTGCTTCGGTGTAAATAAATGATCCTGCATTGTTCAGAATCTTTTCTGCGTCCTTGCAGTGCAAATACGCACTTACAAGCGATTCGATTTGACGTAAATTCATATTTTTCACTTGCACATTAAATATATTTCTTGTAAAATAAAGGCATAGCATTTTTAATGCTTATTTTTCTTTTGTTTCCCGAGAGAAATAAACCCCCAATTAGATGGAATCATTGCTTTGGTCGGCTAATTCCATCTTTTTTATTTCCACATCCAACACTTCCTTGAAATCCCCATCATTTTTCTTTTCCTTTCGCGGGTACGTGAGATTCGAAGCTTTATTCGGATATTGCGGATACATACGCTTTATTCCACTGATGTGCATTTTTCTCCTTTCAACTTGCTTTCCGGAGCTTCTGTATACAGTGCTCGGTTTCCTTCCGCTCTCTTTCCACTCTCTCGAGTGTGTATGCCACATGTGCGATCACCGCGCCAGCAATTACCATTCCTGCGGCAATTATCCAGCCAACTCCCTTCGAGTCCATAGCCATTGCGCCAAGCGCCATAACTACAATTCCGATTTTAAATGTTCTTTCTTTCATGTCCTGCTCCTATTCCGGGATGTTCCGAAACTCCACTGTGATCTTCAATCCAAGATCATCAGCCAGACGGAAAAAGTTCTCGACATTCATTCTTTCCGGCTTTCTGATCCAGTTTTGGATTGTTTTCTCCGTGACACCATACTTCGGTGCAAGGTCTGCCGGATCTTTACTTTGTTGCGCCT